GGATCTTTAGTTTCTAAGTCAATTGCAATCTCAGTTGCTTTTGATAAATCTGGATACTCTGCAGGACAAATCCAATCACTATCATTGTATATAAAATTTAATTGATGGGTCATTGTAATTTTCTACTTAAACTAGCGTCTTCTATTAGTACACCTTCCAATATTTTTTCTTCACACAATGCGCAATCAGAACAATAATAAGTATATCTATAAACTATGATTGCAACCCATTTACTACAACTTTCACACATCACTAATTTATTTTTTCTTTTCGCCATTTGTTATTTCACTTTTTATTAATTGCTGTAAGATTGAAGTGTAAGGATTAAACTTATAATCTTTAACACAACCTACTAAAAATATAAATATTATAATCAACTTCATTTTTTATTTTTAAAATACCAACCCGTATCTCTTCCGTTATCTAAACACCATTGATAGTGATTATCTTTGATCAAGGTTTCTCTATCTTGATTAGGCGTGTTATTTCTTTTTTTTGCCATAACTTACTACTGTTAAATGTTCTATTTCTAAATCACAATAATGTTTTATTTTTTCTAAATCTTCTATTTGTTTTCCTTTTAATAAATACCTACAAGCATATTTAATTACATTTGCTTGAAATGGGTTTAAACCATTCTTTCTTATAAATGTCCAAGGTTGAATTAAAAATTCTTTGTAATGAGATCCTCCAACTTGTTTACCATCTGGAAATGCTTCATCGAACATATTTTTATCTGACATAGTTAGCCTCGTATTGTTTAAAATATTTTCCTAATGGAAAATTATATTGATGGTAAGTGCCCAGCAGATGGAGTGTGCTTTTAGATCTAGTGGCACCTGTATACCAAACCCTAAGCTCTTTTATTTTCTCTGCCAAATTTTTTTTTTCATAGTGTGATGGGAAATTACATTTGCTCGCCAGGACAACATTATCTGCTTCACCGCCTTTTACTTGATGTATTGTATCTATTATTATTTTAGGGGGTTGAGTAAGATCCACACCTTCTTTGATTAATTTATTAAAATATTGTTTATCTTTATCTTTAAATTTTCTCTTAAACACTTGATTCCATAGACCTTTTTCGTCACGCATACCACACCTTAAATGTAATTCATCAAAAGTAAAGACTTGATTAGGGTGTGCAAAACTCCATTTTTTACTCTCCGTTGACCGGTAGCCGTGATCTATGTTTAATAAATACTCATACATAGTTACAGCTTCTTCTCTAGTAATACTGCCACCCTCACAAATCTTCTCCCAATAATTAATAGCTGAGAATTGATTTGGATCAAATGACTTATTATTTTTCTGGTCCTGATAATATAAACCAAGTTTTCTTGCCTCCTGTTGTAGTTCCCTTTTTACATCATTAATTCTGGCCAATACCATCCAACTTCCTTCCATATCCCAAGGTACTTTTTTAAGACCACCCCATCTATACACATGGCCTTCCTTACCATTAGAGTGAAATTCTTTCTGTATTCTTTTATTGCCCATACTATTTAGTAAACATTTGGAAAAGAAATGTATGTTTTTGTTTAATCTAACTGACTTTTTTAACACCAAAGTTTTACCTGGAAAGTTTTGAAATAGGTCAACATCTGCACCATTCCATTCGTATATCGCTTGGTCATCATCCCCTGCAATATAAACTCGCTCTACTACTTCAGCCATTTTAACAACCATGTCCCACTGTAAAGGAGTTAAATCTTGAGCTTCATCTACCATTAAAACTTTAAAAGGTACTACAAGGCCATCATCAATAAACTTCTGTACCATATCGGTAAAGTCTAATCTATCCGCTGTCCGGTGTCCGTCTTCCATTTCCATAGTTTTAAATTCTTCGTAACCTGCAATTATTGATTTGAATTGTTGAAGCCTAACTACTTTTCTAGGTTGTTGCTTGTACAACCACACAGGATCTGCTTTCATGTTTCTTGCTCTATCGTAAATTTGAAGTGACCAATTATTATATACTTTTTGATCGTCCCAAGTGTCTTTGTAACCTATCTTGACAGTGCCATACTGAGTATGAAACATTAATAGATCTGCTTTAGGATCTAAAACGGGAATTTCAGCAAACTGTTGTCGGGCCAGAGAATGTAATGTTCTAAAATATGAGAAAGCATCTTCATCATAACCTTTAAACTTTTGTCTGACTCTTGCAACACATTCATTTACAGCTTTGTTAGTAAACGATACATAACAAATCTCATCTGGAGAATAACCTTTTTCTAAATAACGTTTTACACGTTTTAAAAGATTTTCTGTTTTTCCTGTGCCTGGTGGTCCAAATATCTTAATTGTCTTCCCACGAAGCTTTTGCTTTAACGAATTTGACATCTTTATTTTTGTGTTCCATTTGTTTTGGTAAAGTTACAACCCAATGTCTAGTCTGTATTCCCTTAAATTTAGCCTTCGGAAGTGCCTTACCTTGCTCTAAAAATCTAGTACATTCTTTCTCATTCCAATTATAACCCATTTTTTTCATGAAAGATCTAAAGGTTTCTAATTTAAATCTCATTTCATCCTCATCACGCCATATATTACCAGAATCTATTTGATCAAATTCTGTAGTATCTTCTATGTCTTCGATGAATTTTGTCATTCTAGAATTAAATACATCTTCTTGCTCTTCTCCTGCATTGAATCCTTCCATATCTTGTTTGTTACTTATTAATTCATCTAACCAATCTCTGTAAGGATCTGGATCTCTTTTACTTGGTTTAAGTGTTCTCCAAACAATATCGTAATTTAATAATTGTTCTCCTAACAACTGCTGTTGGTATAATTGTTTTGTACTTAGTCTAATTGATTTACCTTGAATAGGTAAAATCCAATAGGGTTCCGGATAAGAATTTACTTTTAAAAGTTTACCAACCTCAGGTAAAGCTTCGTTGTTGCCTATTCCATGTTTACGTCTCAAACAAGTGCTTGATGAACAATGCATTCTTGCAATAGAAGTTTTACATTTGTAAGCATACTCTTTGTTCTCAACACCTTTAAATATATTGTTTAACTCTTGTGGGTGTAAGGGTTCAGAGCATACCTTAGTCATTAGATTTCTAGTCCAATCTTCATACATAACTGAATCTGGATTTATTTTTTTAGCTAACACAGCAACATTAAACATTGCATCATTACGACCCTCACCTTTTTGAACTTTGTTTTTCATAAAGTTTACAACACAAGGTGGGTAATCTTTAGTTTCATCGTCTTGAAATATCTTAAGCTTATTAAACTCTTTAGGATTGAGTCTATATTCAGATACAAACTTATATAAGTTTTCTAGCTTGATTGAATTGCCATCATTATCCATAGCAATTCTAGTTGTCATGTGAGCTTTTTGATATGGTAAATTTACAAAATTACCTTTTCTTTTTTTATTCCAATCCTCAGGTGTTAAATCGACTTCATCCTGTGCTGGATAAATATCTGTTGTACTGTCATTAACACCTAAGTCAGACGCAAGTTCAATTAATTTTTTTCTCATTGAAGATGCAGGAACTACACCATCAATAAATAAAACTAAATGGAGTCCGTTGGATTTTGATCTGAATGGGATGAGTGGGTATTTCCTTTTCCGTATAACCGATATAACGTCCTTATGCTGTATATTATAACGATCAACATCGATGACCCCCCAACTGCATGAATTATCATCTCGAATGGGAACTGATCCATAGTATTTTTCTCCTTGTAAATGTTGTAACCAGTTTTCCCTGGTCATTGGTTTTGGTTCAACCCAATGTTTAAATTCTTGCTTCCCATCACGACTACGAGTTTGCCCTAATGGTTTAGACGCTCCAAAATATGTAAGTGAACCCTGGAAGAGTTCTACAAACTCCTCCAGGGTCTTGTCAAGTATCTGCATACTAGAATGGTGATTTTTCTACAGACTCTTCTTTATCGTGGTTTACTTTTACAGATCCCTGCTTACAACTCTTATAGAAATTATAAGCTGACTCTAATACATCATTAGATCCAATAGTCCCCTGATGTTCAATCTCCCAACCATACCAAGAACCTAAATTGTTCTTCTCTAATACAGTTTTAAGAGTGTACATTTGAGTAAATGGTGCGGGTTTAAAATAACCAGAGCCATCTTTTTTCTTCTCTCTAATTGACATCATCATTGAATTCCACTTCTTAGATTTTTTTCTTTGAGTAGATTTCATTGTCATCATGGCAGTGCTTGATACGTCTTTATCCTCAACTATCAATACATAATGAGAAGCAGTCTCTTCAACGTAATTTCCGTTTTCAAGCCTGTCCTTATTTTTATCGTCTCTAGTTGTTTTAGATAAAATATCACTGTCCGATGAGTAGATGTTTACGGGTGCAGAACTTCCTTCCATACCCCTATCTCTCCATTCAATATACTCAAGTTTGTAAAAACATGGAACTACTGAAATTCCGTTTTGACCATCATATAATTGATTTGTTACAGTGTTAAAAATCATTCCGGGTCTTGCGTCCTGAATGAATTGTGAATCTCCTTGTGTTACTTGAGGAGACAGTTGACCAAGTATTTTCAAAAATGGTAAAGCCAAACTTTTTGAGTCTACATTTTCAAAACCTTCGTCTGCAAATTGTTCCAAATTTATATTTGCAACAGCGCCACCAGTTTCTTTAGTAGCGACTTCTTTTTTGTCGTTTATTTTCATATTTACTCCAGTATTATTTGTTCGTTATTTTTGTCTTATTAGCAATATAGACTCCAAACATATCAAAGGGAACCTGTTTACCATCTTCCACTTGTTCTTTAACAAATGCCTTCAGGGTCATGGGTTCTACTTTTTGTTTTTGAGAGTAAGCAAAGCCAAGATCATCACAAATTTTAATTAGTTCTGATACCTGGTTATCTTTACCCTTATCAATATTAGCTGTTAAGATGTTCTTAATCATGTCTCCATGACCGTTGTCCTGAGCCAACCAAAAGCTTCATCGTTTCTAGATTCAGGAATTTTAGCAGCATAAAAAGGTTTTACTTCAACCTTCGTACCATCAGATAATTCCAACTTTGAAACACCTGCTTCCTGCATCATATCGGGGATTGTTCTTTCCTCGAACTCCTTAGCCTTTTTTTTCAACTCAGAAATTTCTTCTTCTTTATCTTCAATTTGCTTGTGAAGACCTTTTAGTTCATTACATTTATCAGAAATAGATTTAATTTCGTCTTTACCTACTTCAATATTTGAGAACTTCTCTATATTTAAGTTTTCCATATTTTTCCTCCTGGCTCTTTAATAATTATTTTCTTGATTAATGCAAGGAAAAAATTTATAAAAAATTAAATGGAATGGAAATACCCCTATAAGACCAAACCCTTTGAACATCAAAGGATTGCTTTAAATAAATCAGCTGAACAAAATTCATACGCTTATTTTATGGAAATGGGTACAGGTAAAACCAAAACAGCAATCGATAATATAGGATATTTATATTTAAAAAATCAAATAGATACAGTTTTAATTATTGCTCCTAAATCGGTATACACTATATGGAGTAAGGAAATCGAAGCTCACCTACCAGATGTAGTGGATAAAGATATATTCCAATGGAAAATAGATAAACCTAAAAGTTGGGGTTTTTTTTTAAAAAGCAAAAAACTTAAAATATTTTTAATGAATGTAGAGGCTTTGAGTGGGAAAAACGGGTTTAAGGAAGCCGAGTCTTTCCTTAAAAAATTTCCTAAAAACTTTACAGTAATTGATGAATCTACTACAATTAAAAACCCTAAAGCTAAAAGGACAAAATATATATTGTCTTTAAGTAAATACATTAAGTTCAGAAGAATTTTAACAGGTTCTCCAGTTACTAAATCTCCTCTTGATTTATACTCTCAATGTTACTTTTTAGACCCTAAACTATTGGGTTTTGAAAGTTTTTATTCTTTTAGAAATAGATATGCGGAAATGCAACAAATACAAATGGGGGCTAATCGTTTTATTAGCATTCCTAAGTATTATAAGAATATAGAAGAACTTGAATTTAAATTAGATAAATTTTCTTACAGAGTTAGGAAAGATGAATGCTTGGATCTTAAACCAAAAGTAAGGCAAAGAAGGCATGTTACCATGTCTAGTGAGCAAGGTATTTTGTACGAAAAACTTAGAAGACGGGCCTTAGCAATTATTGGAGACTCCACTATTTCTTTTAGCAACAAACTGACTGAAATGATAAAACTACACCAAGTGACTAACGGCTTCTGTAAAAACGATGATGGTAAATTAATGGAATTTGGTAAACAAAAGATAAATGCTTTGGAAGAAATTATAGAAGAGACTGATGATAAAATTATTATCTGGGCCAACTACATTTATAACATAGAACAAATTAAACAATTTCTAACAGATAAATATGGAAAGGAATCTTTTGTTGAAATTTATGGAGCTACTAAAGTAAAAGATAGACAAAGTGCTATTGAGTCTTTTCAAAACAACCCTAACGTAAGATTTTTTGTAAGTAACCCCACAACGGGAGGTTACGGTTTAACACTTACTGCCGCTAATACAGTTGTTTATTTTTCTAATAACTATAATCTTGAAGTTAGAAAACAATCAGAGGATAGAGCACATAGGTCAGGTCAAAAAGGAACAGTTGTCATTATTGATATTATAACTCAAAACACTATTGATGAAAAAATTATGAAGGCCTTAACTTTAAAAGGTCAAATCGCGGCTAAAACTTTAGGTGAAGAAGCATTAAAAGATTGGTTATTGTAATTTATTAAATTTCTCTACTCGTTCTAAAAATTTATCACCATACTCAATTAACTCAGATTCATTCATTTTAAATTCTTGATATTGAAGACCTCTCGTACAAATAGATATTACACCTTGTTCTATTGGACCGTAGTTTTTTTTATGTGCAAGATAATAAGCACCTAGTTGATATTTATAATCATCTACCCATTCTTCCCTTTTAGGTTTGTTGGCTTGTTTAAAATCTACAATAGAAGGTTTACCATACGCCAATGCTACAAGGTCCGTTGTCCCTGCAAATTTATTCTCGTACTCTAGTGAAACTTCATTTCCCCAAACTTCATCTATCTTTAAATTTTGTAATATTATTTTAGCCATCATTCTAGGTTGTTTCCCAGTTTCTTCGTTAGCATTATAATAACCCTCACCATTGTAAGCGTACTCTAATACTTGATGCATTTCAGTTCCAATTGTGGATGCTTGTCTCATTATCCTGTCAGCCTCTTCATTACCTACTTTTCTTCTCCAATTATCTAGGAACCTTTTATCTTTAGTGGCGGATAAAATTGTTGTTACACTGGGGACTTTAGCTTGGCCTACTAAATATTTTCTACCGGTAGTGTCTGAAAAACGATTGTAATGTGTGTAGGGATATTTTCTAATTAGTTTCATCTTTATTTTTTACAAATGAAACATCTACTTCTTTTGTTTTCTTATCACTATTATCTGCCTCAAAAGCATCAATGATAGATTGTTCGAACATGCCTATTGGTTTACCTTCAGCTTGTTCTTTTTTTATTAAATCGTATAATCCTTTAACTGTAGCCATTAGTAATCTTTTCCTTTTGTGTATAGTTTAGTGTTATAGAATTTTGTTTGAGGTTTGTCCAGAGTTTTTAATCCAGTAGATTCAATAAACTCACCCATATTGTTTTGTAAATTTCTAATTTTTTGCAATGCTTCTGCATCTGAAATGTTTGAAAAATCAGGAATGTTTAATTGTCTAATTCCAGTAAATGTTTTACCCGTTATATCAGTAGATTTAAATTTATTTATTATGTCTGTTGCATTTGCTTTTTCACCATGAACTTCATAAAAAGCTTCATTAGGTAATCTATAGTCTTGCTTTCTTAAATCAATACCTTTTTCTTGTGCTTCTGTTTTTTCTTGACCAAACTGAGCATTATCTTTTCCGGGAACTGTAATACTAATAATCATTGAATCATATTTTTCTCTATTATTATTATATTCATCAACAATTTTTTTAAGTTGGGTGTTAGAAGGTTTAGCGGATAATTCTGCATATAGTCTATTAGCGTTACCAGTTAATCTTATGGCACCTGTTTTATTCATAAAATCATACATAGGTGCAAAATCATTTACATCGGAACCCCCCATAGTTAAATTAACTCTTCGGTGTTCGGTGTCCCTTACCTTTCCATTTCTTGAAAAATTTAACATCTTACCATCTGGCATTATAAAACCTGCCTTATTAATTTCATCAGTTAAGCCATAACTTTTAATAGCTTTTTCTGTTAACTCTGCATCTATAATATTTTGTGGTAAATATATTGATGAACCCGATGTATCTAAGTTTTTAACCTTAAAAGTAAATCCATCTAATTGAGCTGTTTCAGATAATTGATTAGATATATTTAAAGCATCTTTCATTTTAAGATCTGAGCCAAAATCTAAACTAAACCCTACGTTAGCTCCTTCAAAATTTGATGGTACGGATTCAGCAACAAAAACAGCGTCTTGATTAAATTGTTTTGCTCTTTCTTTTATAACTTCTCCAAACGTATCTATATTAAAATCAGGCTTTACGTTTGCTTCTATATCCAAGCTTCTTTCAACAGTGCCTCCATAAGCTCCTATAGTGTCGCCAATTTTGTAATTAACTACTTGATCATTTTCATTAAAAAAATCTTTAATTGGTTTTGCTAACTGCCCTTGTTCTAGTAAGCTTGGTACAGTATCTTCTTGAGCTGATACTCCAGCAGTTACATCTTTAATTATCTTTCCACCCTCTTGAGAATTTGTTCCCATAATACCTTTGCTTTCTTTTTGCTCAAATATTTGAGGTTTGTTTAATTCTTCTGATAGGTCTGGGAAACCTTCTGTAGTTTGTATTTCAGGTTGTTTTGTAGTTGGTATTTCTGGGGCTTCTATTGGATCTCCTGGAAATATTTCTATAACTGGTTTAACTGGCTCAGGTGCTCTTGTTGGTGGTTTTAATATTATCTCTAAATCTTTTTTTTCTTTTTCTATTTGATCAGCATCTGGTCCAAACACTAGACCATCTCCTGTTGATTTAGGAACTGACTTAGATGTTAAATCTTTTACTTCTGAAGCGATAGCTTGAGTAGGCAATAATAATGCCCGTAACATTTTTAATTCTGAATTACCCATATCTTCCGGGCTGTTCTTTAGCGCTTTTATGACTGGTTGTAAATCTTTTTGTGCTTTATA